TGCGCCTTGTTCAATAAGAGCTTGTGTCGTTCCTACTGGCGCATTAGCGTTTACATCTTTAATTTTTTCTTCTGATGTAGAGACTACACCTTTTGCAGCTGTGTCTAACCAACCAAGTAATTGAAATAATACTGGTGAAGGTTGATTGAATGGCATAGGCATTGCAATCTTACGAACATCATCAACACCTGGTGCACCTTCTATCTCAGTGACTTGAGTAACTTCGATTTGCTGAGACTGCCCGCTAATCTTCGCACCCTTGAGTTTAAGCATGGTAGCGGAGTTATTAATATGAGCAGTGTCCAATAAAGCACGAAGAGCGCCAGTGAGAGCAGCACTAAGCCCGCCAATAAGATGAGGCAAGCCGATTGCATAAGCACCTCTCCAAGGTATAAACTTGAACTCAATAATCCAGTCAAGCTTGGTGTATGTTTCATCGCCTTCCTCCCAGTTTCTGTATAGACCTAAGATTTCATTATCAAGCTCGTCAATCATTAAGACATATGGAGCCATCTCACCTTTGGTGCGTTTGTCATCATCAATCTCTAAGTATGTATAGATATGGAAGACTCTGCGTAAGCCGTCTTCATTGTCTTGATACTTACGACCTTCAATTTTGTTTGTAGCTTTTTCTGCGTGAGTTTCTGTAGGCTCCATTGTTGCGCGGATAAAATCTACATCACGATATAAACCTTGTGCAATTCTGCGTTTAAATTCCCACTCAGTAATGTCTTGCATTTCTGTGACGCGTTGTGCAGTGTAGAAGTTTACTGATGCGAACGGTAAAAGAATGTTATCAATAGGTACAAACTCTGCACACGGACGTTTCTTTTGTTCGTCATACCACATCTTCATAAACTGTGAACCACCTAATGGCAATTGAGTCAATAGTTGTTCTTGCTCGTCACGGAACTCTTCAATCTGTTCTGTAAGTTGCCAGTTCATGTAGTCGCGTTTGCGTTCTGCAACATCAGTCTTATCTGCTGTAACTTCTCCTAAGACTTTTGTTCTGACTGGTCCGTCAGGCGGAAACATTTCCTTAATCGCTGACGCAGCGAAATCAACGCAGGCTTCTGCCATAACGGGATGAACCACTTTAGAAGCTCCAAAGAAAGTCGCGCCCCCAGGAGCATCATCACCCATACCAGTTCGTCTAATACCTTCTTCATACTGTTTATCACGTTTCTCACGGGCTTCTTTATCCTTTTTAATTAAATCTAAATAACGCATACCAATCTTTTCTAAATCATAAAGATTAGTTGTCTCGGCTAAGTTAGAATAGAAGTCTTCGTCTTCAGACGGACCTTTGTATTCATCAAGATGTACTATGGCTGAACCATCCTCAAGCTCTTCTACATCAGTATCAAACTGCATGAGATCAATTTCAGCGCCACCGTCAGGTGTCATCTGTGGTTGGGCTTGACTTGCAGGGTCAGGCATTCCTGGTATGTTGCGACCGAAATTTGGGTCAATGGGCATCTCAGCCATAATGTCTCCTTAGTTTAAATTCTGTTTCTAAATCTATTTCGCCACCTTTGGCATGCTTGGGTATACCTACATCTTCAATAAATCTAATCATCTCAGGTGTAATTTCAAAACCCATTTGTGTAGGTGTTGTTTTTCTTGCAGCTTCTACATCTTTATAATATTTCTGAAGAGCTTCTTTTAATTTTTGTGCAGGAACTCCTTGATTAATCCAATATGACTCAATTTTATTTTCATTGAGAGGCTCTCCATATGTAATATCTCTAGCTGGATCTACTATTGAAGTTCCATTAACCTCAAAATATGGAGTGGCGTTAACATTTCCAATTTTGTTTGGCAACTCTTCTTTTATATTCATTTGAATTGGTTTTACTTTGTTTTTACCACCAAGTTGTTTGATGACATCATTAGCAACTTGTGGAAGTATGTTGTCGTAATAACCTTGCATACCTTTGTGTTCAGTTTTAATATCAAGACCATCAAGTCTTCTTATATTTGAAGTGCCACCTGTAGGCGTATTAATTAATTTGTTAGCTAAATCTTTTCCAATGTAATCATCTAATTTATCTTCAGTAACTAATTCTTGAATAACTCTATGCCCTTCATGATCGTATGCATTCAATGCAAATTGTCCATCTTCTCTTGGATGTAATGAAACGCTAGATAAATGTTTACTTAAATCATAACGATCTGCTTGTTGGGCGCCATTAGTCCAAGCAATTTGTTTTTTGCCATTGTCTACTGCTTCTTTGATAGCTTGTTTAAGTGCTAATGCAGTCCACTCTTTTGTATCTTGAACATATGGACCAGCTTCTATGCCAATCTTTTGTTTAGAAATCCAATCGTTATATTCTTTATGTAAATCATCTATTGCACTTTCAGGTTTAGCTCCACGATTAACATCATCCATCATGGCATCCCATCTACCTTTAAATCTTTCAAGCCAATTCTTTTGATCTACTTTTAATTTATCTCCATGAGTAGCTATCAACTCATCAACATCCATATTAGGAAGCGTTTCTTGTTTTGAGAATCCATACTTCTTACCTGCTTGTCCCCAATCAGATTGGAGCTCTTCAATAAATAATGTTGGGTTACCATTTATATCGTCTCTATGATTAACGCGTAAGTGTGCAACTGGGTTTGTAGCTTCAGGATAATGTGATGATTCAAACTTACTACTTTGACTCCAAAGTTGTGGCTTTTCTTGAATGACAATTTCACGATAGTCTTCACCACCTGGCAAAGTCCATTTATTGTATTTACTCATTGGGTGTGTTTCATTAGCAAGTTCGTCCATAGCCATGTAAGCAACACCTTGGTCTTCATGGGAATTAATAACTCTATCTCCCATACTTGAATCAACTACATCCCATCCGTCTTCGTCATTACCAACAACTTCATAAGGATGTCTCTCATATGGTGTGTATGTTTTTGATCTTAAGTTAGGCTCATTTTCTCTAAGGTGATTAATGATGTCCTTCTTGCTTATCTTGTCTTTATTCTCTTTGAGCCAATCCATTGTGCCTGCGGTTTCTAGTTCTTTCTTGGATGACTTAGGTGCATTAGATTGCAACCATGCATGCCATTGATTGCCGGGCATTACATCCATCTTGTGTCCTCGTATTGTGTCTTCAGACGGTCTAAAGAAGTCTGCACCAAAGTTGCCTCCGTTTTCAGGTAGTATGTTCATGCGCGGATTAATTACATTGCGACCAATGATGCCAGTGCCTGTTTCTATTTGCTTTCCAATTTCTTTAACTGCTTTTTTTCCAGCAGCTTTAGCTAAGCTTGGTACACCTAATACTGTTGTACCTAAATCAACTGCATCAGTTAATCGTGGATCAAAGTAAGAAGCTTGTAACTTGCCACGCTCTAAGTTGCGAATAGGTTTGTATCCGTAGCTCATGTCTTCGGCTAATGTCTGTACACCTTTAACGCCTGTAAGTTCTGCTAAGTCTGTACCGCCAATAAGAGGAACTTGTGGAATGATTTCATATTTACTCAATGCTTCTGATGCTGGCTTTAATATGTCAGCAATCATCCCTGAAAACTTTCCTATGCGTGGGGTTGCTTTTAATGTATCAGGCTCGTCTACTGTACCGCCTTCTGCGTAACCTTCTTTGTACATACGTTCTAACATCTCGTCAGTCACCTTAACATTAGGAGCATAGCCACGAGTTAAGTCGTAATAGGTTGGCATGCGTCCTGTGCGTTCTGTAAAGTCTTTAACGAAATCTTTTAGCACGAGTCCTTGTGGTGCTGGTTTAAATGCTTCAGCTTCTTTCTTACCGCTTAATGAATAATGAAATGCTGGATGTAGTTCAGGTCTTTCTTGGATGTTGCCTGATAATGAGAATAGACGGTCACCGATGTCACCAGTCTTTGCTTCTAACAATAATGGGTCAGTTGTTTCTTTAATGATGTCTTCATATGGAATGATCTTACCTTTCTGACCGCCAACACCTTTGCCACCTAGAATTTCTGCTATGGTTGCGCGTTGATGGAAGGTTTGTGTGTGTTGATCAAACTCAGGTGATAACACATCTACATCTTCAGGAAAGAATGCCTTTCCTGTCTTTGGGTCTTTAATAGATGCAAGTCTTGCGTTGATTGTTTGATGTAGTTCAGGGGTAAGCTTTCCTTCTTCTACTGCTTTGTTGAATTGATTCATGATGCGATCAAATACAACCTTGTTTGATTTGTGTTGGGTTGGGGAGCCAATAAGGTTTGCCCATATAGCTTCTTCAGGATTGCGTGCCATGGATTGCACCATTGTCTTTGCAACTCCGGGCGACTGTACTGCCCATGCTATGTCTTTATATTTGACGGGATCAATACCTGCTAACTCAACATAGCCAGGGCCACCGAGTAAGCCTTCAGGGTAATCAAGTGCGGTACGGTCAGCTTGTGTGATGTATAGACGTTTTCCTACATGAGGATTCAACGCTTCGGACATGCGAGGTGCTTTCTTGGCGACAGACTCTAATGCGCCTTCGGTCGCTTTCTCAGCTAACTTCTTACCTACTTGTTTTAAGATGCCCATGCCTATCCTTGATGCGTTTCATTACATCTTTGCGTTGTGCTGGTGTGTAATCTAACCAACTTGCTATCTCGTCTTCAGTGCGCTTACATGTCTTGCATATTTGTTTCTTTGTGTCTAGGTCACATATGTTCTTGCACGGTGTTTGTATTTTCGCCATGTCTTTGATTCCATCTGTCTTCGTGCCAAAACCATATACGTCTATAAGTTTCTACTCGGTCATGTCGTCTCTTGCTTTTGTCTGACACCCTCATCTTTACCCAACGCTTGAGTATTAGTCTTCCACCTACACCGCGCTTTGTTGCATATACAATCGTGCTCATACTGCGTACGGATTGACTCTCTCTTGGTAACCATAAGCGTCTGCGTAATCCTCGTAATCGTCTCTTGGTGGCGCGTCTATTGTGAGTAGGTTCGCGTCTCTCAAATACCTAAGTGCTTGAGTACATGCATCCACATAGTCATCATGCGTAGCTTCAGGGAACGAACATATCTGCGACACAAAACCCTCAGCCCAATCACGTACATATCCACGTCGTACTGTTGACTCGGGAATCCACACGCGTCCATGAGCGATAATGTTTGCAACAATGGAAAGTCTCTGTACTTTGTCTGCTCGACCGGGATTGTAAGCTCGCACTGGTAGATGCGCCCGTTGCATATCTTGTATGAGACTGATTCCAGCCGCTTTATCTTCGACAAGGATGAGATCAACTCGCTTACCTTTGACAAACTCTCCTGCGTCAGACTCGCTATCTGCACCATAACTAACTTCATATTCTTCCTGCACTTTCTTTCTTAGGTCAGGGTACTGCATGCGCTCTTGCCATGCATCTATGATCATCACTGACATAGGTCCATCGGTTGGCTTAAACAATCCGAACACTAAGCAAGCTGTCGGATCATTGATCGTCTTCTCAGTGTAAGCACAATCGTATGACTGAATGATGTACTCGAACTTTGGGAATGGTTTCTTTGCGTCCCATAGTTTGAACATGTCACGCTTAACAATACCGCCTTCTTCAGGGTCAATAAGTTCTGCATAAATCTCTTGTCGTCCTAGCTTCGTTCCTTCGTACTGAAGGATCTGTTGTTGGAAGCTTGGCGCTAAGTTA